ATCACCAAGACTGCTGCCGAAAGAGCTAGTAAAGTACTGGCGTTTGACACCTCTGGTGACTTACAGGCTAACCAAGAGATAGGTGTATTCCAAGGCAACTGGGCTACTTCTACAGCCTACGTTATAAGAGATATAATAAAGGATACCTCTAATAATAACATATACATATGTAATACTGCTCATACATCAAGTGGCTCACAACCAATTTCAGGCAACACAGATGTCGCTAAATGGTCTTTAATTGTCGATGCAGCATCGGCTGCCACTTCAGCTACGGCAGCAGCTACATCGGCTACCGCAGCAGCTACATCAGCTTCTAGTGCGTCCTCATCGGCATCTACGGCAACAGCACAAGCTGTTATTGCTACAGCAAAAGCCGTCTTAACTGCAAGCGATGCAACCGATACAGCAGCAGACTTAGTTGAAACAGCAGCAGATGTTGTTTTAGCAGAAGCAGCTAAAGCTCTAGCGGAAGGTGCTACAGGAGCGTCAGCCTTTAAATTTACATTTGATGACTCTACTTCTATGGCTGACCCCAGTGCTGGGGAATTAAGACTCAATCATGCTACGGTTGCTAGTGTAACTGCAATTACCTTTGATGCGGTATCTGCTGATACTTCTAATCCTGATGTAAGCGACTATATAGCATCATGGGACGATGGGTCTAATAGTACACACGAAGGTTATATTACAATTCGTAAGTCTGGTACTCCTGCTACCTATGCAGTCTTTTCTTTAACAGGTGCAGTAACAGATAATACTGGGTATCTGACGGCAGTTGTCACTCATGTCGATTCAAATGGCTCATGGACAGATGCCGATACCATGTTTGTTTCATTTGCCAGATCAGGCGATAAGGGCAATACTGGTACGCTTGCAGTAGGTTCAGTAACACCTAGTACGGTTGGAGTTGGTGGGTCTGCTACTGCGTCAGTTTCAAATTCTGGGTCATCTACAGCAGCAACATTTGATTTTGCTTTTGGCATACCAACTGGTGCTACAGGAGCCAGAGGGTCAGATGCAGGATTAGATATGACTTTTGAATCCGATACTGATGATACAGACAAAGGTGTGGGTAGGGTTTGGTTTAATCATGGAACATTGGCAAGTGCGACTATACTCTACATGGACGATGTAGATGCTAATAGTGCGAGTATTAACTCATGGGTAGATAGTTGGGATGATTCAACAACGACAGCATTAAGAGGTACGGTTAAGGTTGTGCAACAAGCTGACCCTGCCATCTTTGCAATATATAATATTACTGGGGCTGTGGTTTCAGCTTCAACCTATTCTAAAATTCCAGTTTCTTATATTACTGGGGCAGGATCATTTACTGATGCTGATGTAAGTTCTGTAAGTTTTTTCCGTACAGGTGATACTGGGTCGGCAGGTTCTTCGACTCCTGCTGATAATGTGTTTAGGATTCAAGATAACAGTGATGCTACTAAACAGATTGCATTTGAAGCATCTACTGTTTCAAGTGGTACAACTCGTACCATTACAATGCCAGATGAAGATGTTACACTAGGAGAAGGTGGAGTTGTTTCAACGGCTGGTCAGGTATTTTCAAATTATAATACGATTTCTGGTAATGTAACAACGACTACAGCATCAACTAAAAATATGTTTTTAATGGGTTCAATATCAGTAACAGGCACAGCAGTGTGGACGATTGCTGGTGACGGTGTATTAACTATTATTTAAAGGAGTAAAATTATGGCTTCAACTCTAGCTGTAGATAAAATAAAAAAACAGTCGGGGGATACCTTCACACTACCTGCCTCTGATGGAAGTTCGGGACAATTTATAAAAACTGACGCTAGTGGTAATTTGGCCTTTGCTACAGCAATAGCTTCAGTGGCAGCGGATACGACTCCCCAGTTGGGAGGATTTTTAGATGCGAATGGGAATTATATCCAGATGCAGAAGGGTGGTGATATAGCATCCGCTACACCTACTGTTATAGATACTGACGGTGATTACTTTATCTGTACTGGTACTACTGGTTTTAGTGCTTTTACTGTAGCTGCTGATCGGCATTTCTTTTTAGAGTTCTCTGGTGTGTTAACCATGACTCATGGGGCTGGGACTCTTGATCTTCCTAGCGGAGCGAATATTACAACGGCTGCTAGTGATGTAGGTGAGTTTGTTTCAACGGCAGCCGATGAGGTTACTTGTGTAAATTATACAAGAGCTTCTGGCAAAGCATTAGTAGCAAGTCACTCTGCTACTATTGGTGTCCAAACGATATGGGTTCCTGCGGTAGCGATGTATGGGGTAACTACAAATCCCCCTGATGCTGCTTCGGTAGAAACTACTGCGGTTAGACCAGAATTGAAAGTTCTGGATTTTGATGCAGGAACAAAGCAATATGCTCAATTTGTTATTGCGATGCCAAATTCGTGGAATAGAAGCACTATAACTTTTAAACCTTACTGGGTTCCAGCTTCTACAAATACAGGCAACTGTATATGGGGACTTCAGGCAGTTAGTTTTGGGGATAGCGATCCTGCTGATGTAGCTTTTGGTACAGTCCAAACTTCTACTGATGCTGGAATTGGTACTCTTGAAGATATTCAAGTTGGCCCTGAGAGTGCTGCAATAACTGTTGGTGGAACTCCTCTTGATGAGGATATAACTTTCTTTCAAATATTCAGGGATGCTGATGATGGGAGCGATACCTTTAGTGCAGACGCTAGATTACTTGGCATTAAAATATCTTTCACTACAGATCAGGAGAATGATGCGTAATGGCAAATTTTTATGGCTCATTAACGGGTTTTGGCGGTGGCGGTAGTGTCGCAACATATGAAATAGAATATCTTATTATCGCTGGGGGAGGTGGCGGTGGATCGATGTATTACGCTGGTGGCGGTGGAGCGGGAGGGTATAGAAATTCCTATGCTTCCGAAGCGTCTGGCAGGGACAGTGCAACCGAACCAGTATTGGAACTAGAAGCAGGGACAGAATATACCGTGCAAGTTGGTGCTGGTGGTTACGGAGGAATTTATGGTTCGGCACAAGATGCTCCTGCTGGCCCTGCACAATTAATCAATACCTATAAACAGGGTGGTGATGGAGAAGATTCTATTTTTAGCACGATTACCTCTATCGGAGGGGGTGGGGGAGGAAATTCTAATTCCCCCACAGAACCCGGCAGAGATGGAGGTTCAGGAGGAGGAGCGGCTCAAGATTATATTGCACCCCCTGATGCCGCTGGTGGTTCTGGCACAGCAGGACAGGGTTATGATGGCGGTTCTACCACAGCTTATGGGGCTGGTAGCGGAGGCTGCGGAGGTGGCGGTGCAACGGAAGCTGGCGTTGGAGGAGGAGGAACATCAGAAGCAGGACACGGTGGTGATGGACTTTCGTCATCTATAACAGCATCGGCTGTAACCCGTGCTGGGGGCGGTGGTGGAGCATCTCATATTAGTGTTGGCCCAGCAGGATACGGAGGCGATGGAGGTGGAGGACGAGGCGCAGGAGGAAACGGAGCGGTAGGAACACCCTCCAATGCGAATTGTGATGATGGTACAGCCAATACTGGAGGTGGTGCTGGTGGTGCTTGTTACCACGCAACAGGATATAATTGGCAAGTAGGTGGAACTGGAGGTTCTGGTGTTGTAATTTTAAGAATACCTGATGCAGATTATTCAGGGACAACTACTGGTTCTCCAACTGTAGACACTTCAAGTGTCGCAGACGAAACAATTTTAATATTTAACGGAGATGGGAGTTATACAGCGTAATGGCACACTTCGCTAGAGTAAATTCAGATAATGTAGTTATAAGAGTTCACGTTTTAAATAATGAAGTTTTGATGAAAGACGGGGAAGAAAACGAACAACAGGGTGTAGAGTTTTTACAGAATTTACATAAGACTACAGATAGATTTATCCAAACTTCGTACAATGGAAATTTTAGAAAAAACTATGCTGGTAAGTGGCACATATATGATGAAACAAGAGATGCGTTTATGATTCCACAGCCTTTCCCATCTTGGACATTAAACGAAGATACTTGCCTATGGGAACCACCTGTCCCTAGACCAGACGACATAAGGGTACATAATTGGGATGAGGATACTGGAAGTTGGGTAGTTTCTGAGTAGTGTCAAACTTGAAAGAGAGGATTTACTTCGTGCTGATAATTATACTAATTCAAATGGTAGCTGGATACGGGTTTGCTGGAGGAAGTTTTTGTAATGCCAGTTAAAAATTCAACCAACGACTTAAAGGAATTTATCCAAGAGAAATTCTCCAACCATGAGGAGTTAGAAGCGTTAAGATTCAAAAGGATAGATGAACTTATAACCAGTTTCGGTAAGGAAATAGATTCCAATGAAGAAACAATCAAGAGAGTACACACCCGTGTAGACAGAATAGAAACAAAGATTAAGACGGTGCAAGGAATAGGCACAGCCGTTGCAACTCTACTAGGTGCGGTTGCTGCTTGGCTGGGAATTAACAAGTAATGCCTAAGAAGAAAAAAATACCCCTCTATGAAACCAAGAGTAAGCTAGTAGAAATCTTCTGGATAGACGCACAGGCAGAGGAGGATTGGGAGTACTTATCTAGCCTAGAAAAAGACGGTAGTAAAGACCCTATGTATATTAAAACAATAGGGTATCAACTGGATAAAACAGATAATGATCTTATAATCTGTAGGAGTTTATCGTCAGATAAGGGGCTAGAGGGACGCTTCCATATACCTCTCAAGTGTATACAGAAGATCAGAAAGATCAAATAGTTATGTGGATTCTCCTCATGATTATTCTAAGTAACCCACCTGATATAAAGATCGTAAGCTCCAGAGTACTAGGTACATATCAAGACAAGCAAGAGTGTGAGATACACTTGGATAGGGCTTTGTCTTTAAACCCTCCACGTAATACTAACGTAGGATGTATTAAAATAAAAGGAGTTAAACAAACCAATGGCTAGAGATTATGGTAAGGAGTACAGAACATATCATGGTAAGCCTACACAGATTAAACGTAGAGCTTCTAGGAATGCTGCTAGGAGGAAGGTTCTTAACGGGCGTAAGAGTAGCCTAGACGTAGATCATAAGGATCGTAACCCTAGGAATAACAGTCGTGGTAATTTAAGATTGGTCAAACGTGGGCAGAATAGAGGACGAAATAAATAAAACAGATAGGGTAGGCAAGCCTGCATCCTGATCTCTCAAAATACAGGCTCTCACTTCGTTAGACTGGCATCCAAGTGGTAGGTCTTAATGCTTTTTTCGGTATCCGATAGGCAGGAGGTCTATCTGGATTGCCGAAATAGGAGAGGTATTTCTTATCTTTAGCTTGTGTACCTTCTATCCATCCATGTATGGTAGCTTGGTAGAAGTCACCTTCTGGGTTTAGATAATGTGTATGGGTTTTTATAATCTCAACCAATACATACTTATGTTTGCTAGGGTCAGCAGGTCTAACTATTAAGTCCCTGTTATTGTTACTGCCTACTGTACGAACCTGCCAGTTGATTCCTATATCAGCATCCTTGAACGTGTTAACAGACATCGGAAAGTATCTACCAGTAGCCTTGGCAAACGCTATCTCTCCCAGCATACCATAGAAATTATCCTGCAAGTCCCTACCCTTGTATCCATGCTTATCTTTCATACCTTTACGTAGGGCTTCGGTGTGACGTAAACCTACTAGGTGAATAGCTACTGATACTTCATACCAAGTTAATGTTACAGCCGATGGGTAGCTAGTTTCTGGCATACAATCTCCTGATCTAATTGTTATGGGTGTCTTATATTGCATTTTCTAGTAACAGATAAAAGAATAATCCTAGTACAACTAATCCTATAAATAATCTCATACTACTTCTCCATGTATATGTCCATCTTACCATTGGATATAGAGCCATACCCACCACCTGCTTTCATACGCATTAGGTCTGCCAAAAATTTGACGCATATAGTTACGGTATGGTCAGCCTTTTTATCCGTGTTTTTACTGGTTGCTTCTAGTTGCCATAGCATATACTGTAATGGTATCACTACTTCCCAGTATTTCCAATGGCTTTGTCTGTAGATTAATACAGGTACAGCGTTCAATGCGTGTTCATCGTCATTAGCTTGGCGTACTGCCTGCTTCCACCACTCCGCTACACTAGCCTGAGTTACCTTACGGTATAGCTTGACTTCTACAAAGTAAGTAAACTCATCTATTGTTATCTTAACATCACAGCCACCATCCCTAGACGCACCAAGTTCTCTGGTAATAGGTTCGCCTAGGTACTTGGTAAGCATATGACATACTTCTCTTTCACCACGCTTACCTTTATCTCTACTGTTTGTCATATGATTCCCTCCAATGTTATGCGTTGTCTAGCTCCGTCAAAGTTAGACTTGAACTTACAAGCCTCACCATTACGATTCTTCTCTAGTGACACAATACTCTCTCCTTCCCTAGTGGTATACATATTAATAAAACAATC